TCCGTCAGCCATACCGATACGTTGTGTTCTGACTTGTCCTGCTTGGAATCTCGGTCTTACTGCGCGGATCGGTGCTCGGCGTTCGTCGTCCCCACGTCTCCCGATAGCTTGACCAAGGATCTTTGCAAGATCTTGACCCGAAGACGCAAGTTGTCTAGCAACCACAGGGTTTTCATCTAAATATTTTTGAAACTTTTCTAAACGTCCTGCTTGTTCAGTAGCAAGCACTGATTCTCCTGTAGGTGGTTCGATGGTTACTGGAGAATTTACAGCTTCTTGATTCAGCGCGTCTAATCCTACTTCTTTAGCGAGCATTTGATCGTAAGGAGATAACTGCTCTATTTCGCTTACAACCTCTGCTGCTCCAGCGGCAGCGTCTGGGATGCTACTAGCACCTTTTGACCCACCAAAAAGTTCTTTTATTCGAGCTATATCTAGCGCGGTATTACCCAATTTTGATAAAAAGTCTATTATACCTCCCCCCAAAAACATCTCTGGAGGATTACTTTGTAATGGCGCGTCGACACGTTTGCGGTACTCTTCGTTAAGAGCATTAACTAATCGCTCACCACCTAAATTACCGATACCCGTATTAGCGCCATACGTTGCGTATTTATTGAGGATATCCATCGTAACATCGCGAGGTAGCCCAATATCCTCGCCTTGCTCTATAAATTTAGAAGCATTAGATTCTGGGTTCATCATCGAAGTAATCAACGAAGAACTTTGTTCGTCATTGAAAAGTCGTGTCATGATTTTTTCTTCTTAGCTGGCTTTTTCTTAGCCGCTGGTTTTTTAGCTTTACCGCCTTTCATAATGTCTTTATCGACAGTAGCAGCTTTACCCCCTGTTAAAACAGAGTTTACGCGAGCCATAGCCCATTGGTGTTGTGAAGTTCCAGGACGGTGCCCTGTTTTATAGGCAGCTAATCCACGTTTATAAACGCGAGCGAGTTGACCAGCGGTTACTTTTTTGCCTTTTTTACGAGCAGCTTCCGCTTTATTAGATAGAGCTTTTTTAGTTTTATCTGAAAGACTCATGACTTCGTGCCAAACCTCTCTTTAAACCTGCGAGTATACTTAGACTCAATGGTTTTCCTACGCTTACCTTTTTTCTTATCAGTAGAAAATTTGTAAGCCGAAGGATCGTCCATCGCCTTCTTTTTATTCCTAGCTATTTCTTTCTTGCGTTTTTTCTTTTCTTCCGCAGAAAGCCCAGCTAAGTATTTCGCAGGGACTTTAGGTTTTTTCTTCGTCTTTTTCATGACTATAACGCTACTACGAGATTACCATTCGTAACAACTTGGACTGTGCCTACGCTCCCTGTTGCACTCAGCCCTGACGTATTCGGGGTTGATAAATTCTCCCAAATGTTGCCCAAATATACTTGAAGAACGCCCTCGGTGGTATTCCAAATAATATCCCCATCGGCAAATTGTCTTTGATCGCGCTCTGTGCTTGTAAACTGAGGGGTCGCACTAGGGTCAAAAGCATCTAAACTTAGTTCTAATACCCTTACAAATCTGTTAAAGGTTTGCGCATCTACTACCCTCGAGTAAAAAGGGTTTAGTAAAGGCAATCTGTCCTGCAGCAGTTTTGCCATTATCGTCTACCGTTAGGCTGTAAATCTAAACGTGTTGCCCCTATAACAAACCCAACTCCTAATCGTGCTCCTGTATCCGCATCATCATCTGATTCGAACCTTACTGCTGCTTGTCTAGCTCTCGCTCTCGTATCTACTTTTGTTGTAGACGCTGTAAATGCAGTCGTTTGATCAGTCGTTAGACTTTGTCCTGGAAAATCCCTAGCTTTTAAAACGACGTTTAACGTCTGTGTAGAACCACTATCCCCTGTAAATTTGACGTCAGGAATAAAACGACGAATAAATTGAAACTCCTCACCGTCTCCGATATCGAAATCCGCACTTTCGATAAAGACGTTATCCATTGGGGCACCGTCATCGTCGTGCCCTGTTTCATGAGAGTAAATATAGTTTCTATCGTCTGCGAACCCAGCCGCTCTCGGGAAAGCGACGATACCTTCGTCTAACCATGCTGTACGAGAAAGCTCACCTATCGCCCACGTTCCTTCAACATAATTAAATACGACATATCTATCTATTGTTGTACTGCCTGAAGTGCAATAAAACCACCCAACTTCGTTGAACTGTTTATTTAAAAATCCAAAAACTTGGAACACTTGCTCTTCATTAATATCATCGAATACAAAACTATGGACAGTACAAGGTAACGGTACTACTGACCCGTTATAGGTGTAGAACCCTTTTTTATCCATCCAATAAACGCCTGTTGGAGAATTAATCGCAGCATTAGGGGCAATTAAACTAACACCCTCATTGACTAAGGTTAGGCCAAAAGTATTCGGTGGGCCAATAAACTGCAAACTATATAAAGCTACATCTGTCCAAACTAATGTTTCTTGTCTAGCGCGTAACCCGCCGATAATTTCTGAACCTGCAGAGCAACGAAGAGAGCCTGCGGTATTAGTGGCTCTTGGTTCAAAATCTAACGGGTTTTCTTGATCAGAGAACGCTATTAATAACGGATCTATAGCCCCTGAACGAACAGAACCGTCCATAGGGTCTGCGCCTAATACAATAACGTGTCTATCGATATCAGAAACTAAAACTTGTAACCCGAGCGTCGGGACTTGATTGGCGTTAGCGATACTTGATAAAGCTACGGCTCTTTGACTTGCGGTGGAAAAATCCCAGAAGAAAATGCCACCTGCCCTAACATTCGCGATTAAATCTTCGCCAAAATTATCAATAGACCATAATCTTAATTGGTTATTAGCCGCTAACGAACTACTAGACCCCCATCCTCCTGCTCCCCAAGTGCCTGCACCCCAACCTGTACCAGATACAAATACATCTAAGCCGACGCTAATTTGATAAGCCCCAACCGTAGAGCCGCCTCCGTTACCTGTATCGGAGGCATTAGCTGTAACGGTAACACCATCTGTATCTTTTGCTGTAATTGTATATGCGTTCGCGGAAGTAACAGCGGTAACTTGATATTCTTGATTTAAAACAGTCGCAGTAATATTGCCGCCTAAAGAAGCAGCGCCAGAAAAAGTAACGAAATCGTTTAAGTCTGCGCCATGAGCAGTATCTGCAACAGTAATGGTTGAAGAGCCATTTGACGCAGAAAAAGTAACATCTCCAGCACCTGTTGTGGATCTAATAGGAGTAATGTCGTTATAATTATCCCCTTCTTGCCAATACAGCTTGAAAGTTGTACCTATCGCAAAAATGCGAGTACCGTTTAATGTGACATATGCGTGGAGCTTTCTACCTTTTCCTAGTATAGAAGAGGTGAGGTATTTTACCCAACCTCCTATTTTTTCTGGTAATCCTTTACGAAACCGAACTAAATTCGCATCGAACCATCCGCCCTCAGCAGAGTAATCTGTGCCTTCTTTATTTATCCCAGGATTAAAAATAAATTTTTGTAACGGCATTAGATATATTCACCACTACGAATCATTTCGGTAACACGAATAGCCCGTGTGCCTACTTGCGAAGCCCAGCGGCTATCCATAAATTCGTCTGCTGCAACATCGAACTGTTCACGAGACATCGCTTCAAGAGCTTTGACAAAACCTCGCAGTCTTGTAAGGCCGAGGTTGAAACATATATCGATCATCGCATCTTGACGCGCTTCGTTGATACCATTAAACCAGAAATATGTGTCTGCAAGCTCGCTTTTTACTCGCGCTATATCATTCGCTAATAAATATTCAATCTCATCGTCGGATAATCCGAGGCCAGACTCTGAGATATTTCTACCCACACCAATAGTTTCGTAACCAGCAGAACATAAATAGACTTTAGATTTTACGCCTTCGTGACGTTTAATCATTTCTACTAATTTGCTCATTACTTTTCTCTAGCTACTTGATTAACTTTTTCATATGAGCGCATAGCGCCTAACCCAAGCATGCCCATCATAACGGGCACAAGAAGCGTTGTATCTACTTCTGGTACAGCCACCCAAATACTCAGTATATTAGCGATAATAGTGTTATAAAGTAGCCCGAGCGCACAGATCCAACCGATTGCAGGTCGCCATCCAGCTACAAATAATGATTTATGCGCAGCTTCCATCTTGTTGATTTCTAACTGGCCTTTGAGAGCTTCTTGAGCGTGACGCTCAGACATCGTGGCGATTTCGTGAGCTAAAGCGTTTTTATGATCTTTATCTTCAATAAACTTGTCTAGCAACCCTGTGACCGGCCCAACTAACGATGCAACAATACTCATGATTTATTTCCTATTTGACCACGCTTGTGCGCCGAAGAACGCAGCTAGTATACCTGCAACGGATACAAAGTAGACTGCTGCCATATCACCCAAAATAGAAGCAGCTTGATTTAAGCCGAAAAGCTCCGATGCTACTACTAAGCTGGGATATAACAACATTCCCCATAGCGCGAACCAACTCATGGCACGCTGTGCGTCGGCTCGTTCGTGCCGTAAACGGAGTTCTTGTAACTCTCTGCTAGTTTGCAGCTCTTCGTCAGTGACGACGCCATCACCATCCGAATCGTATTCGGCATATTCAGAGCCTTCTTGTAATTTCTTTGCTGCCATTAGTCGTATGTTTTTGTGTTTTGGTTTACGCGCTTAGGTATGCAATACGCGCTGATATTAGTTTGTCTCTGCACCCTGCGGTCTTTGACCAAATCTACTTTGCCCGTCTCGACCCATTGTGCGAACTGATTACACCGCTGAATGTTACGGAAATAGAACTGATCGGCAATCGGCTCACCCTCAACAAGGACTACTAGCAAAAATGCCATGATCATCCGTAAAGCCTCAATATAATTGCAAAACCCCCGGCGATTATAGTTCCGCCCACAATTAAAGTGGTGCCCCCTACGAGAATTTGATTTATTAGGTGTTGTCGTTCTTTTTTCTTGCGAACAATCATCCTCAAGTGCTCTTGCCTATCCTGCTCTTGTTGGGCCTTAGCAGCCTTAAAGTCGTCAAGTAGTTTGGGGTCTGCCACAAGTAGGAGATCATGGACGCTCTGCCAATGTCTTTCGTATTGGCGTTTGATCATCTGAAGTTTTAAGATTTCGTTCTGCGTAAGCGGCTTAAACGTACTTTGACGGCGTTGTGCCTCAAACTCAGTAATCCCCTCGCCAAAGTCCGAGATCATCCCCATGACCTGATGGACACCTTGACCTGTTTCGTTGCACTGCGCTATCAAGCCGTTGA